CATCGGCCTGGCCGCGATGGGTGGCTCCGCGGTGGCCGCCGGCGGCGCGCTGAGCACCCTGCTGGTGACGTCCGAGAAGTCCGCCCGGGGCCTGGTTCCACCGAGCACCCTACCCGTCACGTCCGAGAAATTCGGCTTCGCGGCGACCGGGCCCCGCCCCAGCGAGGGGAGCGAGGGGAGCGACGGCAGGCCCACCGGCTGGCCAGCGTTCGGCGCGGCCGGCATACCGGTCAGCGCGCGGCCTGCATCCCGCGCAAAGCCGAGAGCGCCGCGGATGGGCGCCGTGCCGCGGTCGGCCGCCGTGGCTGCCGTCGATGCCACGCGGTTGACCATCTGCCGGCCGGCGAGCGCGCCGCCCATAACACCGGTGCGCAGCGCCGTGCCGACAACCGTGCCCACGGCAGGGCGGCGTGCCACCGGCGGTGCGCTGCTGGCGGTACCAGGGGTACCAGCGCGCGCGACTTCGCGGCGTTCATCATCAAGATTGTCGGTGAGGGCCATGACTGTCTCCTTGAAAAGGCTTCGGGCACGCGTACAGGACCCGCACCTTCGCCGGCGCGCGTCTCAGATTCCGCGGGTTGTTAATGCGGGGCGTTGCGTCAGTAGCCCGGCGTGAAGGTGACCTCGCCGGTGGCGACGCCGATCACGCCGCCGGTCTGGTTCAGGAACTCGAGCGTGACGACGTAAGGCACGTTCTCCTCGGCGCCGGTCCAGCATCCCCAATCCGGCGTGCCAGGTGGCCGGAAGCCGAAGATATGGAACTGGTCGGCGGGGCCACCTGTGATCCCACCGCCACACCGGAACTGGCAGTTCTCGCCGGAAGCGGTGCGGTCATAGACCACGGTCCCGCTCGCGTCCTTCGCGTTCACGATGCTGGCCACCGGGCCATCCCCGTATCCGGCACCCAGCCATTCGTTCATCGCCTGTCGGATCATGTTTGCGCCAGGCGCCAACCAGTCATCGTCCAGAAGCCGAGCCCCGCCGTTGCCGGCGCCGTCGCGGGCGATGAAGTCCAGCGACGACAGCGACGGGCAGACCTGCCGCGCCAGCACGAGATCGGTCCAGAAGCAGTTGCCATCGCTCATGCGTCCGCGATCTCCCCGTTGAAGCTGAAGTTCTGGCTGCAGCTGGTGGACTGGCCGACCGATGCCGAGACACCGGCGCTGTAGTTCACTGCGGACCAGCTGGCCGCCGTGAGCTGCGCGCCGACCTTGAGCTTGGTGTCGTTGATCGACAGCAGCTGGTCCGTCAGGAACTTGGCCTGCTGCAGCATCAGCTCGGCATTCCGGCTGCCAGCTTCCATGTGTGCGCGGCTGCGCGACAAGCCCAGCTCGAAGCTACGATCGCTGGCGGCAGACGCAGCCTGTTCCACGGATGCCGAGGCCGTGTACATGCGCGCTTGGGCATCGACCAGAGACGACACCGCGGCCAGCCGCGACCGCTCAGTGCTCAGGTCGCTCTCGCGCTTGGCGATCAGCGCCTGCCATGCGCCCAGCTGCTGCCCGAACTGCTGGGTGCGCAGGCGCTCCCGTTCGATCTTCAAGTTCTCACCAGTCGCCCAGGCATCCACCCTCTTGCCCTGGGCATCCACGAGCGTGCGGTACAGGTCGGCGCGCTTCCCCTCGCCCTCGACTCCGGCCGTATAGCCCTGCCACTCGGAGACGTAGGCCCTCCACCGGCTGTCGAACCCATCCATGGCGGTCTTGTAGCGGTCGAAGACCAGCCGCTGGACATCCGCCTTCGTCTTCACGGCCTCGACCTGGTTGCGGTAGAAGTCGGCCAGCAGGCTCAACGCCCGGATCTGTTCGGAGTACAGCCGGACGCGTTGGTCGTTGATCTCGCCGCGCAGGCGCTCGCCCTCCAGCTGGGCGCGGAACAGCTCGACCTTGGCCAACTCCGACTGGATGCGGTCGCGCAGGACCTGCGCCTCGATCTGGTAGCCCTGCATCCGGGTCTGGAACACCGACAGCCGGTACTGCAGCACGGCCATGGTCGCCTCGCGTGCGAAGCGGGCGGCCTCCAGAGCGAAGCGCTGCTCCTCCACATGCAGGTTGATGTAGACCCCTTCCAGCGCAGCACCCTGTGCCAGCGCCAGCCGCAGGTTCGCCAGCGTCTCCTCGAACTGCTTGACGATGGCATCGCGGTTGAACTCGGCGATGCGGTCCTGGCCGCGCTGGCGGATGTCGCGCACCTGGGCGGTCAGGATGCCGTTTGGTGTGTTCCACCCGCGCGCGCCGAACTCTGCCAGCGCCTGGTCGACCTCGCGAGCGGTCTCGATCTCCTGCCGGCTCCGCCCCTTCTGGAAGATGGCCGCTTCTATGGCCTCGGGCAGCGCGGTCTTGGCCTGCAGCATGCGCTCGATGGTGCCGTACAGCTGGTCCTTGAGCTGGCTGACATATGGCTGCGGCTGGAACGTCCAGTTGTCGTCGAAGGGCGGCTCGATCAGCACCGGCAGCTGGCTGGTGAACTGCGGCAGGTCGATGACCGGCAGCGTGGGCAGCGCCAGCTGCTCGAACGTCGGCAGCGACGGCAACGGCATGTCCGGCATGACCGGCATGTCGAGCGGGTCCGGGTCGCCAGGCATCTGCGGCACTGAGATCGTGGGGCGCACGGGCTTCTGGCCGAATGTCAGCGTCGGCGCCACAGCGTCCAGTTCCGGCGGTGCCGAGCCATCGACTGGCGCCGGCATGAACGTCGGCGGCGGCGCTACGTCGCCGGGGCGCTGGAACTGGAACGCGCCCGCGTCTAGTTCCGGCGTGTCCGGACGTTGGAACGGGGTCAGCTGCCCATCGAAGTCGAAGGTGACGTTGAACTCGACGGGCGCGATGCCGACATCATCGACCGCACCGAGCTGGTCCACTACCAGCCGGTACAGGTCGTCGCCCTTCCGGGTGAACTTCGTATGGGCATCACCCACCAGCGTGTAAGCGCCGGAGGACGGGGGAATGCACCAGGTGCTTGCCATGTTGCGTGTGCTCCTTTACCCGCGCGTCCGGCGGCTCATCGTTGTGGGGTGGAACTGGACGGACTGCAGGTCGAAGTCAGCGCCGTTGACGTTCTCGAGCACGAAATCCCAATCCACCGCGCGCATGCCGCGGCCGAGCTTTGCCCTCGTCTCGCGGGACGCGCCGGCTGGCCTGGCCGCGACCTTGTAGACAGCCATGGTCTTCTCGCCGCTGACCTCATCGACAAAGATGGCCTTCAACAGCAGCTGCCCACCCGCGGCCGCGCCGATGAACACCTCGGATACGCCTTTGAGCCGCCTGTCGCCGAAATCGGTCATGCCGAGGCGCAGCTTTGCCCTGATGGGCTCGCCCATGTCGTCGCGGCCGCCCAGCCTGGCAATGCCGCCCGAATGGGCGCCGTAGTAGCGCTCGCCGATCTTTGCGAACGAGTTGAACGGGTAGTTGGTGTAACGGCTCAGGCCGCGGCTTTCGGTGTTCATCACCCATGCGATGAACTCGCCGTTGTCGAACGACAGCGCCATCGCGAAGCCGATAGCATCGGCCATCTGCGCCGCAAGCTCAGCCTCATGCGTGGCCTGTGACCCGAGCGCGAACGTGTCGCGCAGCATCACCGTCAGGGTGAACTCCGGCGCCGCCTCAGCGGCGAGGACAAGCCGCTCTACGACGCGCGCGAATGCCGCGTAGAGCGCGTCGATGCGGTCGTTCAGGGCCAGCGTGTCTGCCGCTCCGGCCAACTGCATCCATTCGACCAGGTCGCCGAACACAAGCGCGTCCGCGACCTGCTGCAGCGCTTCGGCGTAGCTACCGGCGTAACCGGCAAGGATCAGGCGCGAAACCGCCCGGGCAAGCATGCGGTAGTCGCCCGTGGCGAGGGTGCCGAAGCTGATGCCGTCGGCTGCCAGCATGTGCACGACGAACGACGTGGCGTCGGCAAAGCTGAACTGCTCAACCGCCCGCAGCGCCCCGTCGTACCGTGAGCGCCGGCGGGTTCCAAGTTTCAGCGGCGTGCGTGTGACCGCGGTGTAGAGCCGTGAGGGCTGGCCGCCTAGCGAGAACCGCTCGTCGAGCGTGCCGAACCACTGGCCGCCGTAGCCAGATACTTCGGGGGCTTGTGGAATCAGCAGTGCATACGCAGTGCCGCCGAGCCCCTGGGCGCCGAACGTGCGCAGCCGTAGCCATGTCCGGCCGCTGATGGTGCCAGGACGGCCGGCAAAGCCACGGTGGCTCAGTCGCACGACTGACCGGCCATCCACCACTTCATGGTAGCTGGTGGTTCCAGATGCGGTGATGCTCAGCGCGCACTTGCCCACCAGCGGCAGCTGCGGCGTTGAAATCACCAGCGACAGGCTCGTCTTCCCGCGCGCACGCAGCCGCAGCCTGGTGCGACCATGCACACCGGCCTGGCTGTTGCCGTAGGCGCTGATGCGCAGGCTGCACGCGCATGAAACATGCGTCACAACGGCCGACAGCGCCTCGAACTTGATGCTCATTCACTTCCCCCTACGGTATCGCCGGACGCGTAGAGGGCACTGCCGACGTGGATCTCGCCGACCGAATGAATGCGGCTCGTATAGACGAGCGCACCCGCATGCAGGTACGAAACCTCGCCACCAGCGCGCTGGATCTTGAACTCATCGCCCGGGCGGTAGCTGGCCTCGATCGTCCTGGCCTCACCAGACTCAACTACCTGGAAGCGCCCTGCGGTGAAGTGGAACGCATGGGTCAGGCGCTCTATGTCAGCCACGTCGTCAAGGTCCGCCGTGAACCCGCACACAGCACCCACGACGCGGTCCATGTTGAACGTGCAAACGCAGTCTCCGGCATGGGAAACCACGCTGTTGGCGCCGGCGTTCCAACCGATCAGCGAAGTGATCTCGGTGCGTCCCGCGCGAGCCGGAACAGCTGGGACATGCGGCTGTGCTGGGTACGTGGTGCATACCGTTGGCCCGGGGGGCCCCGTCGGCTTCCAGATCGACACGCAGATGTAGATCTCATTCGTCATCCCGCCGTGCTCGTCGTACACCGGCGTCCACTTCGCACCGGGCGGCAACACGATTCGGGTGGTGTTCGTGACGCGAATGCAGACGACCTCCCAGTGCCCCGGGGCCGGCGTTGGCTGGCAGACGGTGAAAGCGGGGCGATAAGGAACTTCCGCGCGCGCGGGAACAGGCGGGATGTACGAGCGCTGGAAGACCTTGCTTAGCATCAGCCGGCTTCCACCGCAACGACGAAGGTGTCGACAGAGATTTTGTTCGCTCCGTTTGCGGTCTGGTCACCACATGGCAGGTTGGTCAGGGGACCGCCTGCGGTGCCCTGCAGCCGGGGCCCGATAGCAGCGTCACGGCAGTCATCGCCCGCGGCGCCGAAGCGCCAGAACGTCGGGGTGAGCGTGGTTGCACCAGCATTGACGCCGTCGAATGCAACCGTGGCTTCCCAGACCTCGGCCGGCGACTTGAGCATGCCGGCCCCCACCGGAGCGGCGAAGGTAAGACCGGTGATCCCGTCGTTCCCTGCAGTGAACTCGGCGATCTGCGTATGGACGTTGTCCATGTCCAGCGGGTCATCGGCACTCGTCGGAACCGGCCCTGCAAACAGGTACAGACGCCCGCCGTCGACTTCGTTCTTGATCGCGGTGAGGGCGGCATCGCCGGTGAAATCGGAAATGGACATTTAGGGTCTCCGTGTCACAAAGGGGGAAGCAGGAACCACCAGGTCGACACGATGATCGAAGTCCCGGGGGTGATAGAAAGGGTCGGCAACCTCATCTGGAAGTCACCAGGCGATTCGTCGTCAGGCCCGATCGCGCAATCGATGTAGGCGCCGTCATCAACCGCCCGGCGCAGGCGCGCCCATGCGGCAACCCCGGTGTTGCTCCCATCCAAGGTCCATACCTGCGTCGGCTTGTTTGTTGCGTAGTGGTCGGCCCTGGCGAACTGGAGACCGCCCGGGGCATTGATCTCGGCCAGCATCAAGCCGCTGGCAGGAAGATCAGCGCTCGCGGGCTGCACGCCGCTGTAGATCTCGATCTTGCCGCCGTTGAAGATCGACTCGAACGATGACGGTCCGAGGATCAGCGAGCGAAAGCGGGTGGAGCACAGGGTCGCCATCAGGTGGTCCCCGCGGTGGTGGAATCGCAGCTCATGCAGGTCGCTCCATGGGTTGCTCGGGGTGTGGCTTTCCGAGCATCGAGAAGTACGGCACCTCGAACGCCTCACCGGTGAGTTCGTCGAAGTCGCCCTTCGTGATGTAGGTGTTGTCGGTGAAGTCGCTGTCTTCCCGGTGCGCTGCCACGCATTGGTCAGACCCGACCGCGGTGGCATAGAGCAGAACCCCGTAGCCCTCCGGGTCATATACGGGCGCCAAGGTCGGAAGACCGGTGTCGATGGCCTGGCCGAAGTAGACGGTGTTGGACCAGCGCCGGGGTTGCCCGGGTATGTCGGGCTCGCCGCCAACGCTAAGGCCACCCGCCGCATGGCCGCGGATGCCGTACTTGATCTGCGCGGCATTGAGCAGGCCCACGCGCATCGCACCCTCGGTCAGTCGGCCGGGCGTCTTGTGGAACAACCAGCCGCACAGCGCATGGCATCCCTTCGAAATACCGGAGCCGCCGGCGGCCAGGTCCGTCAGGTACTTCGACAGGAGGTAGTACCCCGAACAGGGGCTGGTCGTGCCAGGCTCGGTCGTCGAAAATTCGGTCGCGTCGCCGGCCTCCAGCGCCGTCAGCCACGCACGGTGCGCGCCGGTGAACGGGACGGCGCCCGTCGTCCTCGTCTCTTGGCGGATGTTGCTCAGCACGTAGCGATCGTCGACGGGGTTCGCGTACAACAGGCCGGTGAACTGGACCTCGGTCTCGGACAACCGCACCGCTGGGATGCGCCGGAGCGGGGTCACGAAGTCCAGACCGGTCGCACCCGCGGCTACAAGCCGTACCTGGGCACCACCTTCCTCATACACCACGTCCCCGGCCGGCTCCGTGCGCAGCCCATCAGCGCCGACGCGGAATATCACTTCATCGACGCTCAGTGGGTCAGCCAGCTCTGCGTACCGGTACAGCAGCACCGGCTGCCGCGGCAGCTGCACGCTGACGAACTCACCCGTTCTTCCGTCGAAGGTCCAGCGGTTGTACGCGCGCACCAGGGATGCGCTCCATAGCACTTCCCCGGAGTCGTAGTCGACCTCGTAGTGGTAGTGCCAGCTGACCGGATCGACCTTCGTCTTGAGCTTGTAGCGCAGCAGTGCCGTCGGATTGGCGGTTTCGCTGTACAGGCTCGATGCCCAAGCATCGGCTTCTTGCTCGGGTATGTTCGGCCGCAGCGGGTAGTCCAGCTCGGCCAGGTCCGCGAGCAGCACCAGCAGGTCCCCGTCGTGCACTGCCGCAGCCAGCACGCGGTTGTAGCCAACGGCGAGGTTGCCGGCGTCGATGATGTCGAACAGCGGCATGCCGAGGCAGAACACCGCCGCGCTGTACACCCTCGCTGGGTTGCGTGCGGGCGGACCCATGCAGATCGCGGCGGACCACCAGGACGTGACCAGGCCGTCCTTGTTGCGGTTGAAGCAGTTTCCGCCGTACAGGCGCTTGTCGTTGTCCATGACCTGGGTGAACACGTCGCTGTACGTGCCCGCGCCTGAACCGTAGCCCGGCGCGTCGGTTGACGCGAAGTAGGCGCGCCAGCGCATTTCGTCGTCGTGGCTCAGGATCACCGGGGGCCGCACCCTGTTCCCGCCGCCATCACGCTCTGCCGCCCCTGCCAGCGCAAGAACGTCGTCGAACACCCGGACCGGTCGCGTCCGTCCGCCGGGCGGCGGCGGCGCGATCGTCACCCGGTTGATCTCGCCGATCTTCTCGGCCACGAGCACCGTGCCATCGCGCGTTTGGCGGACCAGCTTGTGCGTGCCGAGATCGTTGACCGATGCTTGCTCCAGCACCATACCCATCAGCGTTCGGGCGGCAGGGAGGTACGCTGGCGCCGCGTCTCGGTCACCCTCGACGCGGACCACCAGCTCGCGGACGTACCGCTCCGCCATCAGATGTCGCCTTCGTCCACGGCGCTCAGGTCGTACTGCAGGGCCAGCTTGCCGCCGCCGGTCATGCCGGCAAGGTCATCGGCAAAGCGGCTCGCGGCGAACAGCTGCCCCGTCGTGCTCCCCTTGCCCTGCGCCGCCAGCAAACCGATCCCGCGGATGGTGTACGGGCCGCCGGCGTTGAAGGTGATCGTCGCAGCTGCCAAGGCTGCCGCATTGCTAACCTGTGCGTTGGTAGTGGCCTGGACGGTCGTCCAGGGAACGCGCGTGGTGCTGGTGTACGCGGTGAACTCAGTGGCCAAAGCCGGGAACGTGCTGCCTTTCCAGTCGGGGGAGACGGCGACGTCACCCGTGAACGGTGCCAGGTACTTCGCGGTACTCGAGATGTGACCGGCGATCAGGTTCAAGGCTTCGATCAGCCCCTCTTTCACGACGCGGTTTGCGCCGATCGTGGCAGGGCCGAAATCCTCGCCCGGCGCCGCGTAGCGCGCCGAGAAGTGCCCGAAGGCCACCATGTTCGCGCCCGGGACGAACAGACCGGATTCGGTGAACTCGGCCTTGCGGTTACGGATGGCCCGCAGGGCGTCGCGGGCCAGAGCTTTGTTTACGGGGGTCATTCGCGTGCTCCTGTGGTGACTACCATTTGCCCGCCGGGCACTGCGCACCGGCGAGCCTTGTTTTGCCCGCAAGCACGCAACCGCACTTCGAGCAGAAAATCTTCCGGGTTCGGTCCTGCGGCCAGGCGAACTGACAGGCCTGACAGATCGCCATGCGCGCCGCCGCCGTCTCGGGATCAGCGATCAACGTGGATGACATGCGCCACCGCCCGGTCCGTTATCGCCAGTCCCTGCGCGCGCGGCGCGCGCAGGGTCGTGATTACCTGCTGGCGGCCGTCGCGCGCGGCGAACAGCGATGCGCCGCGGTCGGCGTTGTCGATCGCGGTCCGGCCGGCGTTGAGCGCGGCCACGCGACCGCCAGGCAGCCCGATGACGTAGGTGCCCTTCCGCGACAGCCACACCGTGTAGTCGCCGTCATCGTCCATGCCGATCGACTGCCCGGGCACCTGTACGCTGGTGCCCGGCACCGCGCCCGCGTTGTGCACGTCGATGGGCTGCAGCGCAGACGGATCCGCGCCGGCAAGAAAGTACGTGCGCTTGCCGGCCGCCAGGAACAGGCCGGCGCCCTCGCCGGTTACCGGCTCAAGCAGGTCGATACGGGCATCGAAGCGGATCAGGCTGTGGGCCAGGTCCGTCATGCCGTAGCGCAGCGGCGGCGACCAGCGCAGGGTGCGGCCATCCGCAACCCAGTGCCGGCCGTTGAAGATGCGGGTGAACTGGCCGGGCGGCATCGGGTCGAGCAGGTGCGTCGCCAGCTTGACGCCCTCGGCCTCGCCGGAGATCAGGTAGCTGGGCGTGCCGGCGGGCAGGCGCGCCGCCAGCCGCATCACCTGGTCGTTGGGTGCGCTGAGGTAGATGTTGACCTGCCCAGCCGAGGGCAGGCCGCGCAGGAGAATGCCCTGTTGGTCGCCTACCTGGATCTGGGTGGCGCGATCGGCGCCGGACTCGCGGCCCAGCGCGTCGGTCACCGTCACCGCGAGCTGGTACAGGCCCGGCTGCAAGCCGTAGCCATCCACCAGCTCCGCGCCCGGCGCCGCGGGTGTTGCAGGGGCACCCCAGGGATGAACGGCGCGGTCCAGCACGGTGAGCATTCCGCTTGCCTGGGCGTTGCTGAAATAGACCCTGTCGCCGACCGCTGCGTAGCTCACCGGCAGATCGCCGGGCTGAGCGCCCAGTGGCCCGGTGGTTTCGTCCCCTTCCAGCACATGGAGCGTCCCGGCGTCGACGAACAGCCCGAAATCGAGCTCGGGATGGCCCCAGAGCGAATGCACGAGGCTGCCGCTGTAACAACCGACGTACCCCTCGCGCCGGCTCACGAACCCGGCCGATGACAGGTCGACGTTGTCCGCCTCCCGCAGAGCTACCGGCCGGCCGTTCTCGTCCTTGGGCATCCGGCCCTCGGGGGCGACGTTGTTAATGCCCAACGGCCAGGGGCCAGCGCCCTTCAGCTCCGCATCCGAAACGGCCATGTCAGAACCAGACCGGCGACGTGCCGGAAACGGGGTCGGTAGCCAGTTGCTGCAGCGCGCGGGCGGTCGGCCGGTCACCGAAGTAGTCGATGAACAGCGTGAGCTGCCGGTCCGCATCCTGGGGGCTGTAGCGCTCGGAGTCCTTTTTGTTGAAGGCGCGGTGGCAGGCCCAGTGCACCAGCTTCCGGTGATGGATGGCGTCGATGACCGGCTCGTCGTCGTCGCTCTCCATGACTTCGGCGGCCGTGGGGACGCGCCACACCGTCATCAGCAGCGCCCCCACCTCCGCCGGCACAGGACTGAGGCTGACCTCCCGGGTCTGCCGGTCGCGTATCACGTAGCTCGGTCGCCCCTGCTCTGTGCGCCACTGCTCCCTGCACCCGTCCAGGACCGCCGAGCTCGTGCGGCAAAGCGGCTCGCCCGGGCGATCCTCCAGCGCAGCGCGACGGATCACGTAGACCGACGGATGCAGGGCATAGTCGGCCTGGCCGGCCTGCAGAGCGATCCGGCAGACGTCTGGATTGCGGCTTTCAACCAGCAGCCGCGCGCGGATGCAGGCCTCCTCGACGGCTTCGTTGAGGTAGCGGATCAGCAGCTCGTCGCCCCACAGATAGGGGGCGACGGCGTCGTCCAGCTCCTCGCGGCAGTCGTCGATCAGCTGTCGCAGGGACTGGGCTTCCACGTCAGTCCTCGAGCGCCTTGGCCAGCAGCTTCAGCGTCGTGGCACGCTGGTCGGCTTCGGGCTTGGCCTTCTCGATGTCGAGGGCAGCCTTGATCACCGGCTTGGCGATACCGCCCTGCTTGAGCTGCGCGTTCAGGCCCTGCCAGCTCAGCTCATTCAGGTTGCGGGCCTGCTCGAGCAGCTCGTCGGGCAGTGGCGCGACGTCGTTGGAACCCTGCGGCTCCTGACTGCCGGTAGCGAGCGACTGGTCGCCAACCGCCGCCGCGGGCGGAGCGGCCGGCGCGGTTTTCTCGCCAGCTCCGGTGATGGTGGTCACCACCGCGAGGGCCGGCTTCGGGGCAGTCGGCAGGGCCTGCGCCTGGGCGATGTAGTAGGCCTCGGGGATACCCATCAGGCGCTGGATGTGGGCGTTGTTGGTGACCTCGGCGACGTGCTCGGAATCAGCATTGGCCGGGTCGATCGGGCGGAAGTAATAGGTCGCGTCGTCGATCTCGACGGGCGCATTCGGGCGCTTGAACTTGCATGCGATGAGCATCGTTGTTCTCCAAATGCAGCCGGGCCCGCGTGTGCGGGCCCGGTGTGCGTCGGTACGGTGGTGGGTCAGGTCAGACCGGGAACGCCGCCAGGCGCAGGATCAGCTCGCCCTGGGCCGCGGCAGGTGCCGTGTTGAGTTTCACGAACACCGGCCGGTTGAACGGCTTGGCTCCCAGCGCTTCGGCGGTCAGGTGGTCGGTGATCGGCACGAATGCCGCCGTGTCCGCCGTCACCGCAGTCGCGCCGAGGATGGTGTTGTCCGCAGTCACCGCGCCTTCGGGGGCGTCGGGGATGTAGACCGTCACGTTCTGGGCCGCCAGCTTGCCGCCAACGGCCTTGGCGAACAGACCACTGCCCTGGCTGGACAGCTTGTGGAAGGCCGGCAGTTCGCCGACCAGGACCAGGTCGTTGTTCGCCGCGGCCTCCACCGGCCAGCTGAAGTCGTTGACCACCAGCAGGCCGGCCGCCGGCGCCGAAGCGCCGGAGTTCCGGCCAATCGCGAGTTTCGTTGCCATGTTGCTTCTCCTTCGGAGTTCGGTGCATTTCGAACCGAGCGCCCCCCATCCTTGGGCAGCACGCGGGAGGGGTCAGACCAGGGTCAGACCGGGTTCGGATTGGCGGCGGCGGTATCGAGCGCGATCGTGCCGAAGTCCTTGCCGTTGAAGCGGGTCTTCTTGATGCCGAAGATCGCGCCGGCGCAGATTTCGATGTCGTTGCCGTGGTCCAGCGGCACCTCGGACCAGTCGAAGCGCAGGCCGTTGCCCGGGGAGCCGAATGCGAGGACCAGCGCCTGCCGGCCGAGGAACAGCGCGCGCGCCGAGGCCACGTTGTTGCCCGCCCCGTAGTCGTTGAAGCGCACCACGGACTTGTGCTTGTGCAGGATCGTGTTGCCGATCATGCCCAGGTTGTCCTTGAAGATCGGGTTGCTGGCACCCTCGGCAGCCGCGGCCGCCTTCTGGATGTCCAGCCAGTTGCCCGCGTCCGTGGAGGTCTTCAGGTCGTGTGCCTGGAACGGGTGCATGACGACGACGAAGTGCTCACCGCCAGCGATGGTGATCGGCTGGATCTCCGCCACCTGCGTGCTGCCGCCACCCTGCGAAGCGGCCTTGGTGTTCGCACGCTCGATGAGCACGCGGCTCATCTTGCCGGCACTGGTCAGCGAGGCCTTGCTGCTGCCATCGCCGAACAGGATGTGGTCGCTGTCCGGCGACTCGAAGCTGTTGCTGGCGCGGCCCGCGTAGTTCAGCGGGACGTTGTAGTCCTCGTTGATCCCGCGCGCACCGGAGCCGTACATGAAGAACAGCTCGTCGTAGAAGCGCGCCCAGAATTCGGTCAGGCGGTTGCGGCCGACCTTGCGCAGGTCATGCACCGTGCGCTTGCGGCTCATCCGGCCACCGCAGCTGACCGGCTTACGAGCCTGGTCGATGAACACCTTGTCGGTGAAGAAGTCGAGCTTCTCGCCCTTGCCCTCGGCCTTCTGGTCGCCTTCGATGACGCCGCCGGACAGCTGGACCGAGAGGTCATAGCTGATGGTGTCGCCGGCCTCCTGCTCGAGGTCGGTCTGCAGCATGACCGGCAAGGTCGTTTCGGACCCCTTGCCCATCATCTTGCGGGTCCAGTAGGACTTCTTCGAAACGGAAACCATCAGGTCCGCGGACCAGAGCTTCCGGGCTTTCGGGTCGTTCAGACCCACGATCGTCTGTGCCATGTTGTCTCTCCTTGGAGATCACGGCACTTCTGCGCCTCGTTCGTTGACCCGCACTGCTGCGCAGGTTTCGTGAAATCAGGACCCGGCGATGACCGGGCGGCGGGCAACCCGCTGCGCGGGCCCCGCCGTATGCTGCTGCTCGCCAGCGCGGGTGATCGTCACCGGGCTGTTGGATTCGATGACCACCCGGGAGCGCTTGCCGCTCTTCTCCGTGAACGTGATCGACGCGCCGGAGCTGGCCGGGATCAGCACCACGTCGCCAGGCTCCAGCGTTGTATGCAGCTTCGGCATGTGACCCTCAGTCGGTGAAGGCGCCAGGCACGTCGCGCAGGAGACGGTCACGCTCCGATTCGGACTTGCCAGCCAGCAGCGCCTCGAGATCCTCGATCCCCTGCTCCGCTGCCGAGTCGGCGGCCGCACGGGATGTGGGGTCAGCCGCGGCCGGCACAGCACTGAGGGTCACCGGCACCTGCGCGAGCGGCGGCGTGCGGTCGGGCTTCGGCGGCGGCGGAGCAGCGGCCGGCGGCGCGGCGGCCGCGGGACCCGGCGTGCCAAGCAGGCCGGCGGCAACCAGTTGCTCACGCGCGCCCACCAGCAGGTCCCAGTCCGTCAGCTGGCGGCCTTCCTGCGCCGCCAGGTTGGCGACGACCTGCATACCCTGCTCCCAGGCAGCGAACAGCAGCTGGTTATTGGCGATCGCGGCGTTGGCCGGGTCGGACAGGAACTGGCGCTGCAGGTACGCCCATGCCTGATCGGCGTTCTGCTGGCTCAGGTCGGCCTGCAGCTGCGCACGATCCTGCGCGCGCTCAACGGCGGCGCGCTGGTCGCGCAGCGCCTCGTATTGCGTCTCGTAGGCTTCATCGTCGACCTGGCCGCCCTTGTACTGCGCCTTGAGGTCGGCCAGCTGCTGGTTGATCCCGGAGATTTCCGTGGCGAAGTCGCGCTCACTGTCAGCGGCGTACGTCGGCACGAAATGCGCCGGCGCGGCGAAGGAAGCTGCGGCCGGGGCGGCCGGCGCGACCGGTGCAGCGGCTGCCGCAGCTGCTTCCGCTGCAGCGGCTGCATCGGCTGCAGCACCGTCACCCGTCCCGGCGTTGGCGGCTGCAGCACCGGCGGCTTCGGCATCGCCCGCCGCCGCAGGCGCAGTTGCAGCGCCGCCACTCGGGGTGCCTTCCTGCCCCGCTGCCGCGCCGCTCTCGGCCGGCGCTGCAGCTGCGGGCGGCGCTGCCGCCGCACCGCCTGCCGCCGGTGCGGCGTCCTGGGCCTGTGCGAGCGCCTCACGCTCAGCATCAGTGATCTCGAACTCGTTTGCGGCCAGGGCCGTGCTTTCGTCAGGCTGCGACATTCGCGGTTTCCTCGGGTGGATGTTCGGTGCTCAGCAGCCTGTCGGCGGCCGGAGCGAGGGGGAGCAGGAGCTCGATGAGCTCGGCTACGTTCAGGGCATCGCCCTTGGTCTTGATCTGCAGTGCCTTGGCCTTGGCCATGATCTCTTCGCGCTTCGCTTCGTCGAGGCCAACCTTCGCCATGCGCTCACGCAGGGCCACGTCGCGGTCTTGCTGTTCGGCGTCTCGCCTCGCGATGGCCTCTGGGCTGTTCGGGTCGCTGTCGTCGTCGGACTGGCCAGTGATCTGCCGGATCCGCTTCACGACCTCGTCCTTGCCAGGCATGTCGATCATGTCGAAGGCGATATCAAGCAGCTGAACCGACATATCCGGCGGCAGCTTGCCCAGCATCTCGAAGAACTGCTCGGCGAAGGCCTGGCGCATGGTCTCGCGGAAGTCCTGCTGGTCGACGACGAAGTCGGCCTGGTTGCGGCTGATGTCGTTGTCCACCACCCACACGTTGTTCAGGGTGTCCAAGCGGATCTGGTTGATGACGCGCCAGTCCACCCCCTTCTTCTCGCCGACGATGCGGAACTGCCGCTCCTCGGTCATGAACTGCTCGGTCAGCGAGAGCTGCTTCTCTCCGCTTAGCTGGATGCCCAGGCGGTAGTTGTCGAACAGCTCGGCCGTCGATACCGCGCCCTCCTGCTGCTTGGCCAGGATGGCGCGTCCGCTGGCGGCGTTGGTCTCGCGCCCCAGCATCTCGCGGTTCACGCCCGTCCCGTCATGGATGTGGGCCGCATCGATCTCCAGGAGCTGAATCTGCGCCTCGGCAACGTCGAGGTTGCGTTCCACCTTGATCCGCGCCAAGCCGCCGTTCTTTAGCGGGATGACGCCATTGGGCTTGGCGATCTCCCGCTTGATCTCTTCGAGCCGGTCCTCGTCGATAGCACCTTCTTCAAAGAACAGCTGGTTGGTGCTCAGCGCCCAGAGCAGCTTGCTCATGCGCTTGTTCAGGTCCTCCTGCGAGTCACGAACACCGCGCACCAGGCCGTACTCCATGCCGTCGCGGTTGCGGCGATAGCACCAATACGGGGTGTACGGGAAGCCGTTGTGAGCGAATGGGCTGCGCTTCAGCGACAGCAAGCCCTCTTCGGTGAACACCGCACACCACATTTCCTCGGCCACTGCGTCGGTGAGGGTGTAGATCGGGCTGGCGCTGGCCGCCATCTCCTGCTGTGCTGCCGCATGGGCGGCGTTGCGCGGGTCGAAGCGCTCGCCTTTGAAGTCACCGCCCCAGATGCGCTTGTGGGCTACCGGCTTCCGGAACCAGCATTCCAGCAGCCGCACCCGCATCCGGCAGCGGCTGTCCAGGGAAACCCGCCCTGTGATCCGGCGGCCGGTCAGTTCGTGGCCGCGGCTGTCGTAGCGGCGGAACACCTGTGGCAGGTCCGCCTCTTCTTCCCAGGTACCGTCGTCACCGTCGAAGTGATCGCGCGCCGCGCGGTTCACGATCTCGATGCGGTCGGGGAACATCGCCTCCGAATAGTCGAGGTCGGCGAACTTCTCCCGGATCAGGAATCGGCAGTCCGACAGATCGAGCTCGCGCGAGACGGGATCGCGGCGCATCTGGGGCCACGGCACGTGCTTGACCATGACCGGCTCGCCCGCCTGGTTGGTCCGGATGTTCTCCTCCGTCCAGCCACAGCCGGCAATGGCCGCATCCTTGAACGCCTGCGACCTTGCCCACGGCACCCTGTTGGTGTCGCTCAGGTACTTCAGCAGTTCGCCCTTCACCGTCGCGAGCTCGACATCGTCCTGCGCGCGAGGGTGGACAACGCCGTCGATCCGGGTCCGGCGCTCGGTGCCGATGACCCAGTCCAGAGCCATCTTGATCTTGTTATAGGTCAGCGGCGCCTGGTGGCGCGCGGCCAGGACCGCCCGGTCGGCATCCGACCACTGGATGTGGTCGTAGAAATCGTAGTCGAGCCTCTGCTCGAGGCGGTTGTCGAAATGCGCATCGAGGGCCGAGTAGTAGTAGTCGAGGACCTTGGCGTGGATCCTGTGCGCCTCGGGGCTGTCCAGCGGATGGATGGGAGCCTCCGGCGCGGCGCTGATGGCTAGTTCCGCGCCGCCTGGCAGGTGCCCGCGGTCGCCCCGTAGGTTCTCGATCGTGTGCATCAGTTCACCGCCTGTCCGTTGATCTTCACCGTGAGCCCCATGGCCCCCATCTCCCGCAGCCATTCTTCGCGGGTCTTCTCCGCCGGCGGCCGGAGGTTCTTCACGTCGTCGCAGAACTCCAGGATCGCGTCGTGGATTCGGTGCCGGTAGGGCGCCGCGTCGATGCCATACAGCGCAACCGAGGCATTCGCCAGGCGACTGGTCATGTCCTCGATGCGGTGCATACCGCCGCGGTCGCGGTCCTCCGGCCGGAATACCCAGAAGTCGCGGAACGGCACCAGGTATGCGGGGCATCCAGTCGCGGCCTTGCCGGTGATCGCGTCGCTGGATTCGACACGGCGGTTCTCGTTGCGGATGTACAGCGCCGCATCGTCATCGCCATCGCGGCTGATGTGGGTCAGGTAGAGCGTCAGGTCGCCCTTCTTCCCGCACCAGACGAAGCCCTCGGGCGCGAGCTGCAGGCTCATGCGCGGGCTCCGAGGAGCTGCAGGGCGGCATCCAGCTCCTCACGCAGCGCCGCGGCTGCCTCTTCCGGGGTCAGCACGTGGTCGGCGACGACGGTGTCATGCTTCTCGCCGCCGGCAATGTAGCGGGCATAGGCCCGGGCCTGCTGGACGTGCAGGACGAGCTGCTCCAGCTGCATCAGTTCAGCTCCCGCGCCAGCTCGCCATGGATCCGCTGGGTGATCAGCGGGTGGCTGATGCGGACCTCCTGCGCGATGCGCTCCCGCACAGTGCGGGCCGCCATCTCCGTGAACTCGTGGCAGCCGCGATAGTCGACCATGGCATTGCCCTCCCTGTCCTGGAGCATGAAGACCAGGCTGACCAGCTGGCCTTCCTCGGCAGCCGCCAGCAGCATGGCCAGGAGCTCCTCGAGCTCCGCCTTTGTGGGGTGATTTCGTTCACGTTCTGAGACGCTCATGCGGTTCTCCAGTTGTCTTCGGACAGCGCGCGGCTCTCGCCGACGCGGCGGCCGCTGCTGCTGACGTATCCCTGGGCGGCCGTGCGGAACGCATCGGCCGGATTCGATGCCCAGTTGTGATATGGCATGTCCGAGAAGGTCTCGGTCTTTTCGTTCCACTGCTTGCTGTAGCGCCTGAGCGCTTCAAGTCCACCGCGGCCCTGCCCGGCCTTCGGCGGTCCGCAGCGCGTCTTGTCGAAGCGGCAGCGCGGCAGCATGTTGCGGACCATGTCGATGCCTTCGGTGACGTCTTCGATCCGCGGCACAACGATGATCGGCTTCACGCCCAGCTTGCTGGCGACCTGCACTCGGTTCTCGGAAGCCGACCAGTCTTCATTCGCGCCGTCATGGGGCCAGTGGTGCTTGCCGTACAGGTAGCCCCGCTCCTTCAGCACCTTCGCGTAGTGCGTGACGCCAAAGCCCGAGGCCTCGTAGAAGTCCACGAAGTCGAGCCAGGGCCCGTTCTCCTGCATGAACCAGATGGCCGTGGTGTCCGAACGGCCGATGTCCCAGAACGTGTGGATCGGCACGGCCGGGTTGATCGGCAGGTCCGTGATCCGGCCTTCGTTCGAGGCCGCGGCCATCTCCTTGCCGTAGTAGGCACCCTCGGTCGACGCCTCGAAGGCCTCGGCCGGTGTGGACGGGTGCTCGCGCTTCATCTTGTCGCGCTGGTCGCCCGCCTTCTTGACGTACCAGGCCTTCTGCCGCGCAGAGAGCTTGTACTCCATCTCCGCCTCGACCTTGGCGAAGTACGTCTCGTCATCCGGGCCGATCGGGACGCCTTCCGGATCGAGCTCGTTGATCGGGTCGCGGAACCACGGATAGAAGTGGAACCGGTAGTCCATCGAGGTCAGCACGCCGGTACCGGCCTTCACCTGCCGGGCCAGCTCCATGGCTGTCTGGCACCGCTCGTAGAAGTCGCCGGCCGCGCCGTACGCCGTAGATTCGATCACAACGATGTTGCCCGGCGCGATGGCGTTCAGCGCGCCGGAGGCGACTTCCTGCGCCCGCTCCGGGTACATGGCGCACATGGGGCCATACTCGGAGATATGCAGGAACGTCAGCGTGCCGCCGCGGTGCGAGACGCTGACCTCGATCGAGGATCCGTTCGCGAGCTCGAGCACGCCGTCGCGCATGTCGCGCCGTACCGCCGGTCGGATGGCTTTCAACCAGTCCGGCAAGTTGTCATAGGCGTACAGCACCTTCTTGCGGAAGAACTTGGCCGCGTCGCCGGCGGTGTGCGCCACGATGCCCGCCTGGGTGTTCTTCTTGAACAGCGCCATGTCCAGTGCGCGGATGCACGCCCAGGTGGTAATGCCGTGTTGGCGCGACTTCAGCGCCAGGTTGAGGGTGTGCAGGTTGTCGTCGAGGTCGGCCTGCACCTCGTTCGGCTTGAACAGCACCTTCCGACCGTACTTGTCGGTGATGTAGTACAGGTTGTTCAGCCGCCACCATCGGTCCGACAGCTTGTCCAGGAGCCGGCTGGCCTCCTGGTCGCTCAGCTGTGACACCGATCAGCCTCCCCTGGATGACGCCGGGCCGGTCCCGGTATCGGATCCGTCCGTGAGTTCCAGCAGTTCCTCCAGCTGCTGCTGCAGCTTGATCGGCCCGCCGCCTGGCCCGCTGTGCTCCACCTTCTTCGAGAACATCCCGAAGTGCTGGCCGAGCGTCTTCACCGCGTCCAGCCGGCTGACGAACTTGATCTTCTTCGTGAGCCCTACGAACTGTCGGTCCTCGCCGCGGCCCTCGAACTCTTCGAAGACCTCGACGCCCTGCAGGAGGCTCGCTTCCTCGGCGGTCAGATCGCTCATCGGCTTCAGGTTGCCGTTGGTGTCGAACAGCGCGCGGATGTCTCCCAGCGCCATGTAGGCCAGGCGCTCCAGCACCGCTTCCTGGTCGACGCGCTTTGCCGCGACCAGTTCCTCGCGGCGTCGCTGCAGGTAGGCCTGCACCTTGGGGTTGGCCAGGAGCCTGGCGGCCGCCGCATGGGCCGCGGCGCCCTTGGCCTTATAGCCGGCGCGCACGTACGCCGCGCTGGCGTTGAAATCAATCAGGTATTCGTCGGCGAACCGGCGCTGCTGGTCAAGCAGCCCGGTTTCAGGGTCGATCTTCGACATCTGCTACGGGCGGGCCTACGGCCAGCCGGCCTCCAACGTTGATAGGCGCTGCTCCACCGCTGCCAACCGATGTGCGAATCCGCGCGCAATAAACGCCAGCAGCTCATCTTGCCGGAACGAATAGCGGTCGCCAGCGGCACGGCGTTGCTGTATCACCTCGGAACCAGCTTCGATGCGCTCTTGCACCACGTTCCCGAAGTCATCCACAACCTCGGGAACCGCTTCCCATACCGCATGAACTTCCGGAAGCTCCGGCCAGTTGTCGTAGCAAACAAACCCGTATCGCATCGGATCAACACCGTGCGCCAGCATTATCTCGATTGCCCGCTGCACGGTCATCCCAATATGCAGCCTTGCGCCGCTCTCGCCCTTCTCGGCGATCATGGCAAGCCACTGATATACGCCGATCTCATTGCCAAGGTCGACGGCTGCAGCAATTTCCAATTCCGTCATCTGGCGAACGGGCGTCTTCTCCCTAGCGTCTGAAGTGTTGATCGCACCCGTTACGGCATAGAAGGTATTCCAGCGCGTCGAGCTTGTTCCAACACTCGAATATGAATCAGAGCTTGGGACGATCACGCTACTGCTCACGAACCCACTACTCAGATTGCGCAAGAAGCCGTCGCTTGTAATCGCAATTCTGTTCTGCGTACCCTTTCGAAAATAGAGGTCTGCCGAGTCCGCACGGATTCGCCAATCACCTGTTCCAATAAGAACACCTGACGCACTGGTGAATTTGTTGTCGCCGGAGAAGGTCTTGCTTCCGCTAATCGCCTGGTCGCCCGCCAGAGTCACGACATCCCCCGGACCAATCCCTGACGATGCCCACGAACTGATGTTTGCCGGTACTGAATACAGGTTTGTGCCCCAGATCGCTCCAACTGTGGCACCAGCCGCTATACCAGCGAGTTTCGTGTTCTCCGCGTTCGTATATCCACGATACCCAGCCGCGTAGCTGAGAACGATGGTTCCCGAAGTGGTGACTGGACTGTCGCTCACCGCTAGGCCCGTGGGTACAGACAGCCCAACGGACTTGACCGTGCCACCTGCGCCAGGCAACGTGTCGCCGGCGGGGAGCTCCTTCTGGCGCCCGCTGACGAGTACGAGTGGCCGCCTTTCCGCCATTGGCTTAGGCGACCGTGATCGGCTCGGACTTCTCGAAGTCCAGCTCGGTGGCCGATACCGCGTCGCCTACCCACTGCACGACGTTGCCGGTGCCCGTCGGGGCAGCATCGGTGATTGCGCCGGGCGTCGCGGCACTCAGATACTGGCGGGCGCCAGGGGTCAAGCCAGTCAGGCCAGTGATGCGGCCCTCAAAATACACCGCCGCCTCGGCGTTGGAGGAAAAAGCCGCCTTGACGAATCCGTGGGCCTCCTTGCCCTCGGCAGTGGCATCCGCCTTCCGCGCCTTCACGACGCCGGCGTCCGACCAGATGTTCACCACGTCACCCGCGGCCAGCGCCTCGCTTGCCGGCATGTTCTTCACGTCGGCGCCGATGCCAGTGGGCATCACGGACGGGTCGAGGGTGCCGTCGGGCAGCGTCTTGAGGGTCTTGTCCGGGCCGCTGGTGGCTGCGTTGAGCAAGGTATCGTCCAGCACACCATCGGCATTGGTTGCGACGATCTTCTCCGCGTCGGCTGCGCCGGCACTGGTCAGGATGGCAGCGACCATCTTAGTGCGGCCGAGGATGTTGGCGAGAAAGCGGGGGGCGGCCATAGGGCTCAGTCCTCGAAGTAGATGGGGGTTTCGATGCGGACCTGCATGCTGGTCGCCGAGGTGGCGAAGCCCAGTACCAGGAGGAATGCCGCGGAGTCGACGGCGGGAGGCACCTGCGTCATGGCGCCGTGGGCGCCGAGGAAGATGGGCTCCTGCGGCTGCCACGCCCAGGACGGCTCAACGATCTCGCCCGAGCCCTGGATCTGCACCTCGTCGCCGGCGACGGCAGCGCCCAAGGTGATGCCGAGTACGTCGTCGCCATGCTCGGCCACCTGCGCGTCGGCGTAGCCGGCGGCACCCTGCCCTGTGCTGCGCACGACGCGGTGGCCGCCCAGCGCACCATCAGCCTGGCGAACGAACACATCTCCGCCGGCTGGCCCGGGCGGACCCACCGGACCTTCCGGCCCCTGTGCGCCCTTACCGACCACAGCGACCGCACGCGTGTCTGCGCGCACTGCTGCAACCGGCGCTGGCCGGTCGACGATCACCGCGGCCGTGTCCTTGACGGCGACGCCGGCGGTGGCCCGGCGCGACACAACCACGACGCGCGGCGCCTGCGCCTTGGAGACGATGACCGGCATTACCTGGTCACCTCGCCGCGCACGCTCAGCGAGCCCTCGACCAGCGGGATGACGTACTCCTGATCGGCGCCGACCGGCCGGTACAGCTCGACGCTGTAGGCCAGCTTCACCTTCCGCTCGTTGCTCGGGTTGAGCATTTCCGTGTCGACGGCGGACACCAGCAGCACGACGCGACCATCGCCCGGGTCGGGAATCGAGAGCCGGCCGTTGCCGGTCGTCAGCTCCATCACCAGGGTCTCGGCATCGGTCAGCCCGAACCGACCGTCCAGCGTGCGGACCTGCATGCGCGCCTCGTAGCCGGCCAGGTCGAACGGCTGTCCGTCCTCGTCCTGGTACTCGAAGTCGTCCTCCCAGGTGGCGCCGCGCACCACCTGCAGGTTGAAGCTGGCCGGGGTCCTGGCCACGGGATCAGATGGACAGGAGCTCGGTGATGGCCTTCACCCGCCGGGTAACCGCCCTCACCTGTTCCGTGCGCTCGCGCAGCTCGGTGACCAGCGGGGAGCAGCCGCCAGTCATGGCCTGGCCATCTTCCCGTCCCGTCGGCGGGGCGGGCATCAGCACCGGGTCCAGCCTGCCATGGAGCGTGGCCACGGCATCGTTCAGCTCGAAATTGGCGTTGTTCAGTTCCGCCATCGAATCCTCCACCGGCGAGGGCGCCTTGGGAATGGCGACGCTGACGCCCAGGGAGGAGGCACCGCTGCAATGGTTCGACATAGCTATCTCCATACGCGCCGCTCGGCGCTCAAAGGTGAATGACTTTTCGCTTTTCGAGGCGGCGTAGGCACTGCTCGCAGGCCTGTCGCCGCGTGTCGCACTGGCGCAGGCCGGTGGCCAGCTGGCGCACGACATCCCCACCGATCTCGTCCCAGGTATCGGCCGCGGCCGGGTCGCCCGACACGCGGACGCCGGTGTCATCGTTGGCACCCACGCAGGGCCGGAAGCACATGGCGTCGCACTGCGCCGCCACCGGTACCGGCGCGCGCGGGCTGCAGCTTCCCCAGCCGGCAAGCAGCAGCACCGCCAGCGCGAGCATCCCGACGCGCACGATCAGCTCCGCGCCGGCCAGTGCCAGCGGCCAGGCTCCATGCGGCCAGGCGCCGCCTGGGCACGCGTCGTGGCCCAGTACACGTCGTTGCCGTCCAGGAACACCTGCAGATTGACCTGCTCGTTCGGCAGCACCTTCACCACCATGGCCGGCAGGATGTCGCCGGCGCACGCCTTGTTCCCGATGTGCGCCTGCGCACCGCACGGCCACTTGTCCTCGAGAATCCTGTCCTGGATCGATGCGCCGTCGGTACGGCGGCCGTTGATCTTCAGCGCATCCTGCTCGCTCAGCACGTAGTAGACGATGCGCCCGAGCGCCGCTGCTGGCCGCTGCGAGTCGACGAGCAGCACGCCGGTCACGCCTGGCGGGATGGGAATGATCGAGTCCGGTCGCTCGACGCTGGCTGCCGCCTCGCTACGCCTCGCCTGCTCGGCATGGTCGTAGCTCGGTGCGGCGGCCTGCGGGTCGCCAGCGACCAGGCCGAAGTCTGGCCGCGGCGTGATGGCCCCGCTGCCCGCGAGGAGCCTGAACTGGCTATCTTCAACCTCTTCAGTCCAGTGCTTCGGCCGCTCCGGCCGCGGCGTGCCGGCCAGGTCCGCGGCGGCGTCGGCATCGGTCAGAGCCGGCATGGACAGCGCATCACGCACCATCTGGTCGCGCAGCCGGAAGCCCAGCGGGTTCCACAGCTTCGCGATGGCGTCATCGCGCGCGTACTTCCTGCCCATCCCGGCATGGAAGTTGGCCGGATCGACCGGGCCATGGTTGATGCCGACCTCCTTGTGGCCGTTGTGCAGGACGACGACGCAGAACGTGACCTGCGAAAGCGAGTCCGGAACTTCCGTGTGCTTGATTTCTCCGGCCAGGTCACGGTCTGCATAGAAGTCGGAATCGAACGGCGCCGTCGCGACACCATGCGCGGCCGTGAAGTAGTGCTCGCTGGCGATATCGGCCTCGATGTCGGCCAGCGTCAGCTTCGAAGGGCCGGTCACGACAGCACCGCCCTGATTGCCAGAGCGAATGCGGCCGCGCTGAGCGCGACGAACATGAGTGCCTTCGCCAACGTGGCAAAGGTATGGGCCTTGGTCTGCTGAACCTGCACCTCCGCATGCTGGATCTGCACTTCCGCGAAGCGAATTTCTTGGTCGTGATTCATGGATTCTCCGATTGCGGCCCGAGGCCGGCATTGATTGCGTCGACCCGGGCCTGCCCGGGGGCGCAGTTCGCCGCGAGCGGCTGCGCGGCCGCGGCCTTCTGGTACACGACACGCGTGCGCTCGCCGCGCTGCGCGATGGCGTCCAGCCGCTCGAGCAACTGGCCGCTGTCCTTCTGTGCGTCCTTGGCGATGCCAGCAGCTTTCGCCAGTGCGTCGGCGTACGCCTGCGCGCGTGCCTGCGCCGCGGCCTCCCGCTTGTCGCCGTACTGGCGGACGTTGAGCCACACGGACATGGCGAGCAGCAGCACCAGCAGCAGGACCCACTTCCATGCGCTGAGCCAGGCGGTGACGCGGGAGACCTTCGTCATGGGTCGAACCTCAGCAGGCCGGCCAGCTTCATCGCCAGGCCCGTCAGTGCGGACGAGATGGCGCCAACGACGACCAGGGCCCGCCAGCCCCCTTTCGCCGCCATCACCGCGTCGTGGATGTCCTGCACCCTCTCCTCGGTCTTCTTCTGGCTTTCGGCCAGCGCCATGACGGTGGCCTCAAGGCGGCCCAGGTCGCGATGGATGGTCGGATCGTTCACTTGGCACTCTCGGCCAGCCTTGCGGCGTCGTTGTACCTGCCGCACAGGCCAGCCTCGTTGATGGTTCCGCGCCAGATGCGGCACATGGCCCGGTACTGGGCGGCCATGCACCGGACGTCGCCACGCGGCACGCACACGTCGCGCAACGTGACCATCTCGGACCGACGCGAGCCGACCATGCTGGCGCCTCGGTTGTAGACGGTGGCGGTGAGCGTGCCCTGGGCATCCTCGGGGAGCAGCTCCCAGCCATCGGCGAAAGTACGACGGGCGAGACGGTGGTACGCCGGCAGCGTCACATCGCGGAAGATGCGCGCGCAGTAGTCGTAGGGCGTGACGATGTCGCGATAGCGCGGAAGCACATCCCGCGCCTTGGTTCCGGTGATTCCGGCCGTGGTGGCGAGCCTGGCTACGGCGCGATGCCCAGCCCAGTCCCGCCGGATGACAGGTGCGCTCTGGTGCCCGCCGTCGTAGCCGACGCACCAGGTAACGCCGGAAGCGCCGCCCGGCCAGATGGGCGAACGCAGGCGGCGCTCGTAGTACGCCGGGCTGGTGATCTCCCACCGGATGATGTGCGCCACGGCAGCATCGGACACCCGGTCCTCCGACCGGTCGACGACCGGTGCCAGCGGCACGACGGCCTGCACGGCACCACGCACCTCGGCCACGGCCTCCTGCAGCGTGGCCTGTGCGGCGACCGGCGCCGGGCCGGCGCAGCAGGTCAGCGCGAGAAGAAGTGCAGCAGCAGTGCGGCGCATGCCAGGAACACCAGCGCGTCGATGACGAACACCAGCAGCGGGCCGCCACGGCCCGCCATCAGCCCTTGCCAGAACGCCAGCTTCTGCTCGTCCGTCAGGCGATGTCGGAAGCGCCGGCGCGCCAGCCAGGCCAGGCCGAGCGCGGCGATGGCCTTGGCCGTCAGCACCGGCACCTCGGTCAGTGCCGCGATGATGTCGACGGTGGCCGACGGGTCGAGCGCGCCCAGGAACAGCCAGGCACCTACTGCCAGCAGCGATACCAGCGGCAGCCACACGACGGGCTCCTGCCACCTGCGAATCCACGACCAGATGCGGTCCATAAGAGGTACCTCTAGGAGCCGGCACACCCACCAACCCGCCAGGGCCGGCAGGCCCTGTGCTCGCGTGCGGAAACCAGCGGCGACGCCTCACGACGAGCCCGCAGGCAGGAGCCTGCAGCTGGTGCTGGTGGTTGTGATGACCGGCGAAGTGGTTGCGGGGGCGCGATTCGAACGCGCGACCTGCGGCTTATGAGGCCGCCGAGCTGCCGCTGCTCTACCCCGCAGAAACGGCGAAGCCGCCGATCAACCGGGAGAAGTTCGGGACCCGGTCAATCAGCGGCTTCGTGCTTTCGGGCCGGCTACCTACACCTGCGCCCACGGTAGCGATACTGCATGCCTCTCGGTTCCCGATGCAAACCGGCTTCCTCATGAGGAAGAAATCTTCCTCATGAGGAACAACTGAGGAAACAATGTAACAAAACGTCCCGCCCTGTCGCAGAAGCTGAGACCCCCTAACAAACCTTAACGCCCCCGGCTACGATCTGCGTTCATTCACGGAGGATGAGCATGCTCTGGATATGTGCCCTCGCCGCCACCAGCTGGGAGGCGACATCAGCTATTGGAACCGCAGCGGCCGCTATCGTTGCACTACTCGTTTGGATATCTGGTTTGATATCCGCCTACCGAAGACGCCGGGCAAACGCGCGTCTCCTTGCCCAGCTGCTACTTCCGGAGTTCGAGAAGATCGCGGCAGGCCTCAATTCTCGCGAAGCGAGGTTCTGGAAATTTCTGCATCCAAACACAAATGAGCAGCGCAAAGCGGCTATCGAATCAACATGCGACACGATGGCGAAGGATCGCCCCAGAGCCAGAAGCTTCGCGAAGGACATACTTGCGGAAATTCGTGCAGATCGTACTGAGATCCTTCTATCACAACCAGGAATTTTTTCTATAAAAACGGCCGACTCGCTTGCGAACGCCTATCGAAGGATCACGCACGTTCGTCACAGCGCTCACCTGATAATCGACCTAATAGATAGTGAAACACCTGAGAATATTAGGACTGCATTCATTACTTACCAAAACGTGATACTAACAACGATGATTGCAGTTGTTGAAACTCTTGAGGAGCTTCGGAGGATTGCTGGGCTTGACCGAAAGGAAACAAAGTTCATCGTGGCCCAGCTACTTGACAGGCCACTTGTCGAGGCGGAGCAATAGGAGGAGTACAAATGGACAGCTTTCTCGGACTCAATGACTTGCAAATCAAGTTCTTCACCGCACTTGGGCAACTCGGACTCACCACCGCAGTCGCTTATGTCGCATACCAACAATGGCAGACCGCGCGGAAGAAGCTGAAGTCCGATATTTTCGACAAGCGGTTCGCCGCTTATCTTAGAATCAGAGATGCCATTGAGTTCATATTCTCCGAATGCAACCAGAACGATAATGGGGCATCAGCTGCACGTGCAAATCAAATGAACAGAAACGCAATCGAGATGGAGTGGTTATTCTGCGAAGAAGCCGCAAAACTTACAGAGAGAATCGGAGCAGCTCTCGAAGGATACGTATCTGCCCGATCTAGAACTGCCTTTGGACCGCCCGAAGAGCGAGCCAAAGCTGGCGGTGTAGCGTCACATGCGGAGATTGAAGCCCTGTCCGGCTTCTATAAACTCAAGGAGCTCATTTCATCTGATTTGAAGCTCGAACACTAGCCTTTGAACAGCCGCCGGTGGAACTCCTGGCGGCCACCGTTGAGAGCCTCCTGCAGCACGACGGTGGCAATCCGGTGCGCGGCGATATAGGCCACCTTGCGCGTCTTGGCCAGCTTGGCGAGTTCGCCGTATGGCCGGCAGTTCTCCGGGTAGATCAGCTCGTGGGCCGCGTCGTAGATCACCAGGCGCATGCGCCAGCGGTCCGCGGGCACGGACAGATCCAGCGGCTGCGGCCGGGCGTCCCGCACCGCAGCGGCGATGCGCCGATAAGCCAGCATCGATAGACGCGCCACAGCTGCCGGCGGCACGCGCGTGGCGACACCCAAGGCAACGTGCTTCTCCAGCGCATCCGGCATGTAGCCCACCGCGGCGGCGATGTCGCTGCTGCCCAGCGCCGGCAGCGTGCTTCTGCCCTCGGTCGGCACGCGGTAGCTGCCATTGACGAGCAGGCGCGCCAGCAGCTCCAGCGGGTCGCGGCCTTCATCTGCCCACGGCTCGGTTTTCATCTTGCGGCGTGCCATGCCCCTCTCTCCCCTACAGCCCTTGATCTCGGTATCGCTTCGCCAACAGCTCGAACTTCCCCATCTCTTCCATATGCCGGGCGCGCACGGACGGGTCTGTCGCAGCCTGGTAGGCTTCGCGCGCCTTCTGGGCCTTATCGGCGGCCCACTCCGCCTTTGTGCGCTGCGGGCGGGCCGACCGCGCGCGCGGCTTCCACCCCGATCCGCAGCGTTTTGCGATTTCCGTCAATAGGGCGTCGATGCTGACGCTGGAAAGGTCGATGTCGCTCATTCCGGGAACTCGCTGTGCTCCTGGCCGTCCAGGAGACGGCCGGCAGCCTTCTTGCCGATGCGAACGGCGCCATGGCTACCATCGAAGTCATGGGTGTCTCGTCCGGCCGCGCGCGTGGAGAACTGCGGCATATCGGCCATGTGGTGGAACCACATCCCGGTCAGCGCCGGCGCCCACTCGCCCCACTGCTTGAACAGGAACGGCACGCGCACCGCGGCGCACTGGTCGCGCAGGCTGCGCACCCAGTCGGGGTGCATGGGTCGCGCGCCGGTACCGCTCTCGCCGCCGGCGATCACCCAGTGCAGGCCCAGGCGATCCGAAGCGCGGCACAGCGCGCCTGCGTCGTCCCCGGCGCCCAACGGCGCGGCGCGCATCAGGCGCAGGTCCACCGGCCCCAGCAGCGGCTCCATGCTCAGGAAGCGCACCGCCGCCGGCACCGCCAGCAGCTTAGGAATGTCGCGGTCGGCCTCCGCCTGGTTGCAGATCGTCGCCCCGAGCCATACGTTCGGCCACGGCCAGGTGGGAAGGAGGTCGGTGCCGCCATGGATCCGGATCAGGCTCTCTCCGATCATCTGGTGCGCGTTGCCGATGCGTTTGGTCAGCAGCAGCCAGTCGAGGTTCGGCGTCGACCGAATCAGCGCGAACAGGTCCGCGCGCCACTGCGGATCCACCTCGTTGTCGAACACGTCGGCCAGGCTGGCGCAGAATACTCGGCGGCGCGCTGGTTGCGGCTGGCCCCTACACCGCGGGCACCCCGTGCCTCCCCAGTGAGCTCCTTTCGCCTCACCGCGCCAATGGCATGCTGGGCATTCCAAGAACGGCCGCGCATTCCAGCGCAGCGGCAGCTTCCAGTTCGCCGGCGACGTGCGCCGGCGCAGCTGACCAGCGCCCCACGCGATGTTGCAGGTACGCGCCGGCATGGACACGGCGGCGTAGCAGTGGTCGCACGCCGGCGAAATCTGCGTGCACCCGATCCACGGATTGAAGGTGGAATCGCACCATTCGATATGGGTCTGGTCAGCCATCCACAGGCTCCTTGATCAGATTCATGGTCTTCCCGGCGCCCTCGAGGAACGCCGCTTCGTCGAACTGAAAGCCGCCGCGAAAAGCGACGCAGGCGGGGAAGGCGCGGGGGGGATCCAGCCCACAGGCGGCGAGCCGGCCCACGCCCTCGAACACCCTGGCCCGGTGCATGCAGTAGCAGCAGCCGCCCTCCTCCAGTACCAGCGCGCGCACGCGCTTGGTCTGGGCCCTTGCGCAGCTGCGCTCCGGCTTGGTCAGGTGATCAGCGGTCATGCGAGCAGGATCCGGATGGGATAGTGGTGCTCGACCTCGCGCTTCTTGATGCGGAACTCCTTCGTCTCGCGGCCCTTCACGTCGACGAACTGCACCTCGCCCGAGCGCAGGAACACCAGGAAGTCGAGGACATACTTCGTGCCGCCGGGTAGGTGCACCGGCACCTGGCGCAGCCAGAAGTGCACCTCTCCGGCCAGCCGCCTGACCTTCAGCTGCTCGTAGTAGCGGGCCTCCTTCTTCGAGTCGAAGCGGATGCCGTCCACCACGGTGATCGTGTTCCCGTACTTCGCGCGCTTCGCCGGCTCGGCCGCGGCTGGCGGCGCGGCCTGGCCAGCCGCGCCGGTGCTCTTCAGGAACAGCGCGCGCATGCCCTCGGGCATGTCCTCGATGCGGTCGAAGCGCAGGGAGCGGTTGCTCACCGGCTGGATCCGTTCACGAGCATGGCGCGCGCGCGGCTCTTGATCTCCTCAACCTCGGCCATGAAGCGCGCGGTCGCAGTCGAGAGGGCGTCCCCGACCATCAGCAGCACCGCATGCTCCCGGCTCAGGGCGCTGGGATCATCTGCAACCGGCGCGCCGGTGGGCGCGGACAGCGCGGTCGCCGGTGCCGATGCCGGCTTGGTGCCTGGCGCGTTCGGGAATGGGACCGGCACCATGTGCTCCAGCTCGGGCTGCGGCCGCCACGTGGGCTCCGGCCGGCCATACCGCGAGTTGGGCTTCGACGCGCCTTGGGCCACCAGCTGCTCGCCATGCAGCGAGCGCAGGAGGCCGGCCACTGCGGCCGGCGTGATCTCGGCACACTGCTTGGGGTGACCAACGGACAGCGACGCGCTCGTCATGGCCTCGTGAACCTCGGCCGCGGTCTGGGCCCCGCCGATCTGCATGATGTGCAGGCAAAGCTGGCGGTGGTATGCACGCAGGGCGTCTGGGTTGATCATTTCCCCTTCTTTTCCGGCAGGGGGCCGGCGTAGTGCGTTATCGGGATCTGGCGCATGCCTTCGCGCCAAACGATCTGCTCGGCAGTTGCGTAGAGCACCAGCGGGCGGAGGCCGTAGCCGAAGCACAGGTACCAGCCGGCCGCGGCAGTGGGTTCGGACGCCGGGTGCACCGGTAGGTCCAGGTGCGGGAGGGCCATCAGCGCTCCCCTCCCGGCACACCGCGCCAGACGTAGTCGCCCTTGTCCTCGACCATCACCGGCTCGCTGGCCTTGCACGGGCATTCGATGCCGATCAGGTGCTCGGCTACCGGCCGCCAGAAGTTGCGCACGACTCCGCCCGGCACATGGTTGTCCTCCTCGGCACCGTCCAGGCCGAAATCCTCCAGAACCTGGCGCGCGTCGCTCGAGCTGCAGCGCCCGCCGTAGCGGCTGATGCTGATGTGGTACTCCGGCCCCTTGTCGATGTCGCCCGGATCGGACGCAACCTCCACTGCCGAGATCACCTTCAGGCCACGGCCCGGGTGGGCGTACATGCGCGCATCAAAGCCGAGCGACACCCATGCCGGCGGCCGGGGCAACTCGATCCAGCCGGCAGTGGCAGCCGGCGCCTTGGGTGGAATGACCTGGATCATGGTCCCTGCTCCTCCAGCGCGCGCTGCACCTCGGCCAGGCGCTCGCGCACGCTTTCCGGCGCCGTCGCCGTCGCTTCAACCCTCCCCTCGAGCAGCCGCGATGCGTCGATCGCCGGCGCTTCCTGCGACAGCAGGTGCTGCGCGACCTGCTCGTGCGCCAGCAGGCCATCGGCGACGGCCTGGCGGAGGGCTGCGTCGCGCGCGTGGACGTCGCGCCCGAGCGAAGCGACATAGCGCGCCGGCAGCCGGGCCGCGCGCGCCGCCTTCAGCGCCCTGCCGTAGGCTTCGACGAAAGCCAGCCGGGCGGCGACCTTGTCGCCCGCGGCGAGCAGCGGCCGGCAGACCTTCCAGGCTTCGGCCACCTCGCCAGTCCAGACGACGGTGTTGTTCTCGTCCCACGCCGGCAGCGCAGCGGCCCAGGCCTCGTTCGGCGCCAGGTGCCCGTCGTCGATCCGCTCAAGGACCGCGGCCAGCGTGAGCCGGCCCTTGGTCTCGCGCCGGCAGGCCGTGAGCGCTGCCAGCACTGCCGGCAGCGGATAGCCGGCCAGATCCTCCGCCATCATCGCTGCGGCGACGCCGCTGATCTGGTCGCCCATGATCTCGGCGGTGGCCACGACTGCTTGCACCAGCTGCCGCAGGTGCTCATTGCTCGCCATCGTTCTTCCCCTTCCGCCGCTCGAGGATGCTCATCGCCTCGTCGGCCGCGCACGCGTTGGTCTGGGTGCGATCGAGCTGCCGCGCGCCGGTGTCGGTCACGGTGCGGCCGGTCGCCCACTGCGTCCGGTAGGCCTCGGCACGGCTGAGCAGCGAACCCACGTCGTGGCAGGCCTTCACCACCCACGCTTCGTTCACGCAGCGGACGTACCAGGCAGCCACCTCCGGTGCCTCGGCGCGCCCGATGCGCTTCACGAAGTCCTTCATCTGGGAGCTGACCTTCTCGTTCCGCACCGGCTGCACCTGGTAGCGCTCTGCATACGCGGCCCGGTACGCAGCCCAGGTGGCCCTGCAGGCGGCCTGGAGTTCGGCTTCGAGCTCCGCCTTCGAGCGCGCCGCCGGCGGCGGCGCTACTGGCGGTTCTTCTGGAGGTTCAATGGAGGTTAATTGACGGTTAGGCGGCACCTGGTGCAGGGGGTCCTGCACCTCCTGCAGCCCTGGACCGGCACCGCGTGCAGCCCCTCCTGCATCCTGTTCACCCCCTGCATTTGGTGCAGGGGGTGAACCAGCTGCACCCCCTGCATCTGCTGCACCCCCTGCATCGGGTGCAGCCCCTGCGGCGGCTTTGGGGGCCCGCCGCCGGCCAGTGTCGGTTGCCGGCGTGTACGCCCCGGGGGTGACCTTGAACACGGAACTGCTGTTGAAGCGCCGCTCGCGCGCGATCAAGCCAACCGCGACGAGGTGGTCGATCGCCGTGCGCACCGCGCGCTCGGACATGCAGCAGCGCTTGGCGACAGTGCCGACGGCCGGCCAGCAGACGCCCTCGTCGTTGGCCTGGTCTGCCAGCGAGATCAGCACCACCTTCTGGGTGACGCTCAAGCCCTGCAGCTTCCAGCATTCGGCGGTGATGATCGTGGACATGCTACGGGCACCCCATCAGCTGCACGGCTGTGCCTGGCAGCGCCTCGGGCAGGCTGAACTGCGCACGCATGCCCGGCGCGACCTGGTGCTGCTGCCGCGGCGCCGCGTTGAGCTGTTCCAGGGCGGCGGCTATCCGGGCGAGCACCAGCGCATGCTGTTCGTTGGCCTGGGTGAGCTGCTCCAGCAGCTGCTCACGGCGTTCCTCGGTCGGCACCCGGCGCACCTCGTAGCCGAGGTCGGCGGCCATGGCCAGGAACAGCTGGTGTCGGCCGAAGCGCTTCATCAGCGCCCAGAGCTCGCCGATCTTGAAGAACTCGGCCTTGTTCGGGTTCATGCAGCTGTTGAACTTCGCGACGGCGCTCTCCCAGGTGGTGAGCTTGTCCTTGTCCCAGAAGCCCTCGTCGAGCAGGAACTGCACCATCTCGTTTCGGGTGCGTGCGTCGACGTCCAGGGTCTGCTTCAGGGCCGCGAATGCGCTTCGCAGCCACGCCTCATCGGTCCACGGCATGGTGGGTGCCTCGTTTCAGGTGGGTAGGTGCCGGCGGCCGTGCGTGCACGGCTGGTCCGAAAGCACGGGCCAGGTCTCGGCCGGCCGCCGGTGGCAGAATCGGGCTACATGAACGATGGGAGGGATGCCCGATGGAGTACGAACAGCTGCAGCGCCTGCACGCCGACCTGGACGTACGGATCGCCTCGCTGCGGGTGATGGTCGCGACGATCATTGGCAATCATCCGCAGCCCGAACAGGCGCTGGCGCCTCTTGAGCACGTCGCGGCGCACTGCGCCACGCTCCTAGACGACGCAGCAGACGTGCCGCCCATCCAGCGCGCGCGGGCGCAGGCATACGTGGCCGAGCTTCAGGAGCTGAAGCAGCTGCTGGCGCGGACCAGGAATGCCCGGGTCGGCATAGCTGCTCGCCGCGCAGCGCGGTCACGTCGACAACAAGAACAGGACCAGGATCTGGACCGCTGACGGTTGCCTGGCTGCGCATGGCCCGGCCTACATCGGCCTGTAACCGCTGCACCTGCTGCTGCAGCGCGCGGTTTTGTCGCTCAACGGCGCCGAGCCGGCGCAGGATGGCCGCGGCCAGCGTCGGGTTCTTGATGTCGGGCGCGCTCGGCGGCTTGCTCATGCTGCACCGCCGGCGGGAAAGGCGGTGCTCTCCGGCTGGTAGGCTGGGATTTCCACACCACCAACCACCAGCCGAAGGAGCACCATGAACGCGCAACTTACCCAAGCACTGGCCGCCATCCACACCAGCAGCGCTCTGGCTTTCGGCGTGCTGGCGAAAGCCATGATGGACACCTTGCCAGCTGAGCAGCAGATGGACTTCGTCGAATCCATCACGGGGCAGCTCCAGATGCAGATTGCGAGTCAGCAACAGAGCCCGAAGCTGCCGGAGTACCTGCACGGCTACCTGAGCATGGGCGAGGGTCTGCGGGACCTGTTGAGCCAGCAAGGGAGTCGATAGTTTCCCGGTAGATTTCTCGCCCCGAAGCACCCAGCACTTCGCTGTAGCTCTTCTGCCGTTCCGGCAGGAGATGCGCAGGAACGCCCATCGATTCCTGCAGCTCCTGCACTGTGGGGCCCATATGCGCTGGCAGCGACAGCTGTCTCGCAGGCAGCAGCAGATCGATCAGCGCCTTGACGTCCGGGCCCTGCTGCAGGCGCCTCACCGAACCTTCCAGCGCGCGCATGCGCCGGCGCAGCGCGCGCAGCTCCGCCTGCAACCGCCGGCCTCCGCCTGCCCTCTTCCGAGGATTGCCGAGGGTGTGCCTGGCCATCAGGCTCCCTCCACCGGGACGATCCGCTCGGCGTCCGGATCCGGCTCGCCGAGCGGCGCCGGTGCTGGCGCAGGCCTCACGCCCTCGAACACGTCCAGGGCTTCGATCAGCTGCTGCAGGCTGGTGACCGTGGGGTTGGTGATCTGCCCATGCGCCAGCTTCGTCAGCCACGAGTAGCTGATCTGGTCGTTCTGGCGGGCGAGCTCCGCGTACTGGCCTTCGTGTCGACGAAGGCGCCCCACGGTCTTTTGCAGAAGGGTGTCGGCATCCATGCGTCAAGAAATAGCATTTAAATGCCTAACGGACAAGCACCGAAATGCCCAGGTCAGTGCTTACGCTCGAAAGATGAACAAGACTGATGCGTCCCTTGTCTTCACCTCGAACGTACGGCGCCTGATGGCTGCACACAGCGACTCCCAGGCGTCACTCGCCGCGCGGGCAAAGGTCTCACAGCGAGCCATCGGCGACCTGATGACCTACGGCCGCTCGCATTTCAAGAACCCGACCCTGAAGACCATCGAAGGCGTCGCCATCGCCTACAACCTGCCGGTGTGGACCCTGATGTTGCCCAATGCCTCTGTGGAGCTTCTGGAAAGCGGCATGCTCCCCGCCTTGGTCGAGGGATACGCAGAACTCGGGGCAGTGGGGCGCGACGCCATGCACAGCACGCTCTCGCGCGAACAGCGCTACCTCGCAGGCGGGGAAGTTCAAAGCAAATCCGCATAGGAACAGGACATGGGCACAGCGAAACGGACTCGCTCCAGCTACGAAATCGCATCAGAGATCGCCTCCGTCCTGGAGGCAATCGCTTTGCATCAAGGCCCCCGAGCCCTGTTACACCCTGACTCGAAGGTGGCACTCAACGTTTTCGGCCAGCGGGGATTCTCCGTCTGGACCGGTGAGCTCCCGGAGCCGCGCGCCGCTGTGCGCCTGGCCGACCTCCCTGCCCTTGCCAAGGTCCAGAAAGTTTTCGAACTGGCGACAGCCGAAGGCATGACGCAAGAGCTCAGCGGCCAGATCCTAGCCGCCCTGCTTCCTCCAGCCATTGACGCCCTTGCGATCGAGGTCTGGACCGGCTTCCTCGAGATCAAGGCCAAGCTCCAGCAGGGCTGATTTTCGCACCACACCCCTCCGTCGCTGCTTTTCGTGTGCCCATGGCATTTTAGTGCTTGACATGGTTAATGTTGAGCACTAGTGTGCTTATCAAACCACGCACGGATGGCTCGCATGTCGCTCCTGTCCACCTCGCTGTACCTCGCAGTCGGCGCCGTCGCGGCGGTAGCGGCCGGCACCCTCCCCTCCCTCGGTGAGCCGGCGGCCGACGAGCCGGTGGCGGTTCGCGCCCCGGCCGGCCTGGTCATCACCAGCCCGCGCATCTGCGCCGCCCTGGCCGTCTACCGCTTCGCGGACCACGACGACTGGGGCCTGCGCGGCACCATCGCGATGGCCACGCTCAACGGCTTCCGCGATGCCGGCGCGGTGCCGAACTGTGCCGCCGGCGTCGCGGCCGTCGCGCAGACGCTGGAGCAGGAGGCAACACAGCGCCGCTGGCAGGCTGCGCTGGACACCGTCGATGCGGTGACCAGCGGCGATTTCTCGATTTCCCCCGACGCTTGCGCCCGGGCCAACACGATCATCCCCCTGTCGATCGTGCCGGCCTCCCCACCGGATGCCGCCCCCCCTGCGGCGGCCCGGGCGCAATGCGTCATCTACGACCTGGCCTTCGTCGAGGTGCGCCCGTGAGCGCGCCGACCCTCCAGCTGTACGTCGACAAGCAGGCGTTGGTGATCGGCGGGTTGGACGGCACGGTGGTCTACCTGACGCCGGGTGAGTACGCCGTGGCAGCCGCGCTGGTCGGGAGTCTGGGTAGCGTCGTCACGCGCCAGGCCCTGCTCTCCGTGCTGTACCCGGAGCGCGAGCCCGCCCAGTCAAACACCCTGCAGGTGCTGATCTACCGCCTGCGCAAGAAGCTGCAGGCCGCCGGCGGTGCCTACACCGTGGCGGTCGCCCGCAGCACCGGCTACACCCTGCGCGCGCGGGGCGCTGCGTGAACGCGGTCGTCGAAACGCCGGCCAGTCGTCAAGTATTACTTGACAGCTCAGCGCCGCCAGCCGCTGCGCCGGCGTTTGCCGCCGTGGACGTAAAGGGCTTCGCCGGCACCCTCGTCCACATGAACTACAACCGCCGCATCGACGGCACCACTTGGTGGTGGATCGGCGTTTACGTCGGCAGCACCTGCGTCGCATCCGGTGTCAGCAGCGCCGGCCACGATGGTGGCAAGCCGCGGTTCCTGGAGGACGATGCCCAGTACGACGTGGTGGTCGATGCCACGTACGTGCACCTCCCTAAGGCCTCTTGGCAGAAACTGAAAGCCTGGGCGGAAAGCCTGGCCGCGGAGGGCGCCTGATGCGCCCGGCCGCGCCGACCCTGCAGGGCGTGGACGAGCAGTTCAATGCTCTGTTCCGCGGCGCGCTGCTGCCGGCCATCGACCCGCCGCTGGATCCGCATGCCGGCGTACCGGCGCCGGCGGCCGCGCCGGAGTCTGCCGCAGGTGATGCGCCGTGAGCGTGCAGCTGCTGGGCGCCGGCTTGGACGCCATCATCCAGCGCGACGTCGACGCCATGTCCGGCGCCGGCATCACCGCCGAGCAGCGCCTGCATCGCTACCAGCGCGCGGCCAGCGCCCACCCGGACCGGTGGCGCGACCTGCGCGCGCGGTTCGGCGCCATCTTCCTCGCCGCCTGGCGCGCCGGCCGGCGCCCCAACCTGCAGGCCTGGCATGCCCGCGCCGCCCAGATCGAGAGGGCGTGCCGGTGATGGTCTTCCGCATCTACGCCCCGGGCATTGCCCAGCCCCATGAGGTCCTCGCCGACGCTGAGCAATCAGCCGTCGCCGACGCGCTGTACGCGTGGGGCCTGCGTGCGCTGCCCGAGGGAACCGTCGTCACGTCCGAACCTACCGGAGACGCCCCGTGTTCTTCCACAACCTGACCTTCTTCCGCTTCCCCGCATCCATCGACTTCGCCGAGGTCGACACCCTGCTGCCGCACGTCACGCTCAAGCCGGTCGGCGCGCTGGAACACTCCTCCCGCGGCTTCATTTCGCCGTTCGGGCGTGAAGAGAAGGAGCAGTTCTCGCACCGCATCGGCGATGCGCTGTGGCTGACCGTCGGCGGCGAGGAACGGATGTTGCCGGCCTCGGTGCTCAACGACGCGCTGGCGAAGCGGCTGGAAGAGATCGAGGAGAAGGAAGGCCGGAAGCTCGGCGGCCGCGAGCGCAAGCGGCTGAAGGACGACCTGCTGCACGAGCTGCTGCCGCGCGCCTTCGTGAAGAGCTCGCGCACCGACGTGTTGCTGGACCTGCAGCACGGCTACGCCGCCGTCGACACGTCCAGCCGCCGCACCGGCGAGAACGTCATGAGCGACATCCGCGGCATGCTCGGCAGCTTCCCGGCCATGCCGCTGAACGCCGAGGTGGCGCCGCGCGCGATCCTGACCGCGTGGATCGCCGGTGAGCCGCTGCCCGATGACCTGAGCCTGGGCGAGGAATGCCAGCTGAAGGACCCGGCCCAGGGCGGCGCGGTGGTGAAGTGCCAGTACCAGGAGCTGCGCTGCGACGAGATCGACAAGCACCTGGATGCCGGAAAGCAGGTCACCCGCCTGGCACTGGTGTTCAAGGACAACCTGTCCTTCGTGCTCGGCGAGGACCTGATCGTCCGCAAGCTGAAGTTCCTCGACGGCGCCCTGGACCAGCTCGAGCACATCGACGAGGAAAGCCGCCGCGCCGAGCTCGACGCCCGGTTCGCCCTGCAGAGCGGCGAGATCCGGAGCCTGTTCCTGCTGCTGCAGCAGGCGTTCAAGCTGAGCGAGGCGGATGCCTCGGCCCAGGACCCCGCGCCCGAGCGCGACCCGCTGTACCCGGCCGCGCTCTCCTACGTGACGAGCACCGGCAAGGCCTCGATCTCGGCGCTGCAGCGCGCGCTGAAGACCGGCTACAACCGCGCGGCGCGCCTGATCGAGGAGCTCGAGGGTGCCGGCGCCGTGTCTTTCCCCGACCCGCTGTCCGGCGCGCGCCTGGTGCTGGCGAAGGTGGTGGACTGACCATGGCCACGATCTCTTCGCAGGCCACTGCGGCGCCAGCTACCAGCCCAGCGGCGGACCAGCCCAGCGGCGGCAATTCGGACGCGCCCTTGTACGAGCCGGTGATCATCGACCTGTTTCGCGAACCGGAACGACCGCTATCGCCTTCCGGCATGCAGCCGCGTTTCGAACAGATCCGCGAGCGCGTGCGCCAGTTCGCCGACTACTTCGTCCTGGCCCGCAAGCGCCCCGATCGCATCGCCGTGGCACCGCCCGACTTCGAAGCCCTGATCCGCAGCATCAACGCGCGGATCCGCGCAGAGGCGCGGCAGGAGGCCGCGCGCATCAACGAAAGCCGGAAAGCAGCCGGCAGCAAGGGCCCCCGCGTAAAGCCGGCTTTCCACCTGGTCGACGCGCTCACGTGGCAGGGGATCCCTCTCGTCCGCGGCCAAGAGTACTCGAAGCACAGGCCGGTCGACCTGTCGCCCACCCCGACCACGTCCTCCCTTTCGCCGTAGGAGCAATCTGATGTTCAACCGCCGTATCGGCCTCATCCAAGGTCTCGCGATCGCACTGGGTGCGGCCGCCTTTTCCACCCCTCAGTTCAAAGCGCGTCCGGAGAAGCGCGACCGCACCCACGCGGCCACTGGCGCGGCGGCCAGCGCGCGCCGCCGCTGGCTCGCCCGCTGGGCCCCGGAGGGTGGTGGTGCGCGCGAGCGGGCGCGCCGCCGCCGGCAGATCGCTGCCGGCACGCTCAACAGCTCCAACGGCCTGGTGCCCTTCATCACCGACTGACCCCCCCACCCCGGCCACTGCCGCGGTGGCCGGGGCTCCACGGAAACAGGAGACCCACATGCTCGTTCTGTCCCGCCGCGTAGGCGAATCCCTCTGCATCGGCAACGACGTCAAGGTCGTTGTCCTGGAAGTGAAAGGCTGCCAGGTCCGCATAGGCGTCGCCGCCCCGAAGGAAACCTCCGTCGACCGCCAGGAGCTGCGCGAGCGCAAGGAGGCCGGCCATGGCAAGTGAACGCGCTTCCGACCCCACGTGCACCTGCCCGAGCGGCGACGGGTCCCTGCGCTGGCCATGCCCAAAGCATCCGGCCGCCGCAGCGCATGAGGCGGTTGGCGAGGTTTACCAGGGCAGCGCCCGCAGGCCTCAGGCCAAGTTGAACGCAGAGCTTCCCGTCGGCACGAAGCTCTACGCCGCCCCCGTCACCGCAGCGCCGGTTGCCATCTTCCAAGAGCGATCCACGCACAGCGTCTACCGGGGATCATGCGGCTCACTGCCTTGCTACTGCTGGGCGGAGAACGACCACATCATCGGCGATGAAGTGAAGCGGTATAGCACCCCCGAAGCGCCGGGGATCGACCTGTCCGAAGTCCCGCGCTACACCTTGGCACACGGTGACTTTACGTCGGAGATGCTCGAACACTCGCAAGGCGCGTGGGTCCGACTTGGCGACGTGGAATCGGCCCTGATCGACGCCAGCCCCAAGGGCACCACGCTGAACGAACAGTTCGGAAGCGCCGAAGGGTTGGGCAGCGCGTCCCATTACCGCCAGGTGCTGGAGCGTATCGCCACCCAGGGACCGCACTACGGTCCGGACGGCACACGCGAGACGTGGAAGCACTGGTCCGACATTGCACGCGACGCGCTGGCGGACAGCCCCAAGGGCGGCAGCGAGGAGCGGGACGCGGCCTTGGCCGAGCTTATCGAGGCTGACAATGAATTCGATGCAGCCGATGCGGGCTATCACATACTGCTGCATAGCGATG